AAATGGCTAAGATGTATTTCGCAAAAACCGTTAGATACCAAGGCTCAGAATATCCTCCTAACACCGCTTTTGAGGTCAGAGACGTTGACGTCGATGACCTCAAGAAAGCTGGTGGCTGGATTATAGAAAAGCCTAAAGTAGATAACGCTAATAAAAATAAAGAACCAGAGAAGGGCAAGGAGCCTGAGAAATCAGAACTTGACATTCTTAGAGAAAAAGCAATAGAACTTGGAATTGATTTCAAAGGTAATTGGGGAGTTAAGAAATTAAGCGAAGCAATTGCTGAAGCAGAACAAGCTTAGTAAAAGGAGGCGAAGTAATGACCGTATTAGAAATTGTAAGGGCTAAAATTAAAGACCTAGCCATTACTGAGCTTGATATTCAATTAGCTATTAATGAAGTAGAAGAAGTTATTAAAAACTACTGTAACATCGATACCATACCAGAAGCTCTTAAGTTTACATGGGCTAATATGTCAGTAGATTTAGTTCGTTATCAACACGAGTCAAATATTAGTGCAGATGATGTCTTGGCAGGGATTGATGTCAGCGATGTTTCTAATTTAAAGATAGGGGATACCCAAATCGCATTGCAAGGTAATAACTCAGAGAGGAGTAAAACCTTAAAAAGTCATCGACCTAATTTAGACCAGATTGTAATGAATAATAAGCAGCAGCTGAATAGGTTCAGAAGGATGGTGTGGTAAAATGAAACTATCAAGTTTTGGTAAATTACTGGCGCCAACCTATACAGATAAGTTAAGTATTAACCGTTATACAGAAATTGAAAATGTAGATGGTACCATTGGTATAGGTCTTCCTGAAACTCCTTTATACAGCGATGTACAATGTAGGATTAGCTTTAAGAATAGTGATAATCCGGAGAGTAATAAGGATGATTCTAATCCAATTTATATGCAAATGAAAATATTCTGTAATCCCGAGGTGGACATCAAAAAGGGAGATATATTAGTAGCTGAAAAGATTGGTGATGATGGTAGTGTATTAGCAACCTATAAAGGTATAGCGAACTTACCATTCAAGTATGTAACACACCAAGAAGTCCTATTTACTGAAGTGGGTGATGCCTAGTGTCAATGGATTTTAGGGAGTTTCAGGATTTGCTAGATAATTTCAAAGAAGTGCAAAAGCAGCATGAAGCCTTTCTAAGGAAGTTTTTAACAGAAATGGGCATGAGAGCTTTGGCTCAAACTAAAAAATTAACTCCTGTGGATACTGGTAATTTGAGAAATAGATGGGAACTAAGTCAAGTATACAGAAAGGGCGATAGCCTATATATAGAGTTATTTAATCCAGTAGAATATGCAAGCTTTGTAGAAGATGGTCATATGCAACGTAGAAGATTTCTTCCTATTGAATATTTAAAACAAAGTAAAGGAAATCAGGAATACCTAAATTACTTATATAATCAATATGGCGATGATATACAAGGGGTGATGCTCCATGATAAATGGATTCCCGGACATCACATGGCAAGGATATCAATCTCTAAGATTGAAAGAGAAATACCAAAACGCTATGAAAAGGCTTTAAAACAATTTATGAAAGGATTGGGGGCGGGAGATTAATGGTAGGAGAAATTACAGGCGAAAGCATTAAAAGTGCAATAGCGCTGAAAATCAAGAGCAGTTTTGCAATTACCAATGGCTCGCCCTCAATTACTATCTATAAAGAAAAGATTGTACAAGGAATGAAAAAGCCATGTTTCTTCATATGGGTAATGGATGTTTCGCAGGAAAAAATAATGCGGAATGTTTATATAAGAGATTATCAAATGAATATCCGATACCACCCTGAAGAAAAGGATACTAAAACTTATGAGACATTTTCAGATATCGGTAATAAGTTATTGGATAAATTAACAACCATTGATGTTCCTATATTTTTAGGAAGATATGGAACAGACGGAAAACCTATAGAAGATAAAAAGCCAGTAAGAGGAACTCAAATGAGTTTTGAAATTAAAGAAGATGTATTGCAGTTTTATGTAACATATAGCATAAAAGCGAAACAAGTGGTTGATGAGGTTCCTGAAATGGAATCTTTAGAGATTATTCAGAACTAATTAAAGGAGGAAAGAAAATATGGCTGGTGGAACTTTTAAGTCACAAAATAAAATAAGACCCGGAGCTTATATCAATTTCAAAGGGGTAGCCAAACCATTATCCAGTCTTGGTACTCGTGGAGTAGTTACAATGCCCGTAGCTATGAGCTGGGGAGCTGAAGTAACAGAGCTATTAAGTACTGACCTAATTGATGGTAAGAGCTTACCTAAAATTGGATATACAGCCTTTGATGAGGAAGCTCAAATATTTAGGGAAGCCCTAAAGAATGCTTATAAAGCAATCATTTATCGTTTGGATACTGGAGGAACAAAAGCTACAGCATCACTTACACCACTTACCGCAACAGCTAAATATGCTGGGGTTGTTGGAAATGAGATTGCAGTAAGTGTTGTAGCTAATGGAGATAAATTCGATGTTATTACTTTATTTAGAGGTATTGAAAGAGATAGGCAAACTGTTACAACGGTAGAGGAGTTGGTTCCTAATGATTATGTAGTATTTAGTGGAACAGGTAATCTAGTAGCAAATGCCGGAGTTACATTAACTGGTGGAAAGAATGGAACGGTTAGTCAGGAAACTTATGCTACTTACTTGAATGTAATAAAGGCGTACAAATGGAATACAATGGGCATTCCTCAAGATGTTCCAAATATAAACCCCAGTATCGTTACTTTCATTATTAATATGAGGGAAAATCTTGGTAAGAAAGTACAAGCTGTTTTGTACAATGCTGATGCCGATTACGAAGGAATTATAACTGTAAATCAGGGTTATAAAACCACCGATGAAACAGTTAGTCCTACTACCTTTGTAGCTTATGTAGCAGGTTTGACTGCTGGTTCAGATGTAAATGCTTCTAATACTTATCATGTAATTGATGGAGCGGTTTCAATCGTTTATCCTGAAGATGTAACCCCTTATGGAGAGGAAGAGATTGAGGAAGCTCTGAAAGCTGGTAAGATGGTTCTTTCAACAAGACAAGATGGTGCAATTGTTATTGAGCAGGATATCAATACATTGCATACATTTACTCCTGATAAAGGATATGCTTTCAGTAAGAACCGTGTTATTAGAACACTTGATGAAATCAATAACTCCATAGCATTACTGTTTGAAAGAAGTTATATTGGTAAAGTAGATAACAATGATGATGGAAGAAACATTTTCAAATCAGATGTTATCAACTATCTAAATATGCTTCAAGGTATTTCAGCAATTAAAAACTTTGATAGCACTACAGATATTCAGGTATATGCTGGAGAAGCTATTGATGCTGTAGTTGTAGACTTAGCAATTCAGCCAGTAGATTCAATGGAAAAATTATACATGACCGTTACGGTTGGTTAATGAGAGGAGGAATAATATATGTTTTTACGTGCTGGTGATACAATCAGTGGTCAGGAAGGTAAAGCAACGTGTGTCATAGATGGAATCGTTCAAGATATGTTTTATGTGAAATCTCTTGAAGCCACTTTCGAAAAGACTAAAGCTGAAATAAAAACTCTTGGAAAAAGAGGTACTCAGTATAAAGGAACTGGCTGGTCTGGTAGTGGTTCAATGACAATCTATTATGTAACATCCCTATTTAGAGAAATGGCATTGAAGTATGCGAAGACTGGTAAAGACACCTATTTCAATATTACAATAGTTAATGATGACCCAACATCTACTATTGGTAAGCAAACGATAGTATTGTACAATTGTAATATAGATAGTACAATATTAGCTAAATTGGATACGGAAGCCGATGCTTTAGAGGAAGATATTGATTTCACTTTTGATGATTTCGATATCCTTGATAGCTTTGGCAACCCAGTAGTATAAAAGGAGGAATATAAATGAGTAAATTGTTACAATTCTTAATAGAAAACCCGGTAGATAACTTAACAGCTGAAGTGATTGTTTCCCCAAGACTTGCAAAGTTTCCTTTCAAGATTAAAGCAATGACCGGCCCGGAATTCTCCGAGTATCAGAAGTTATCTACTAAAATTGGTAGGCATAAGAAAGTAGAATTTGATAGTAAAGTGTTTAATGAGCTTGTTGTTTTAAATCATACAATCGAACCTAATTTCAGGGATGCAGAGAGCATAAAGAAAGCAGGATGTCAAACTCCGGAACAGTTCTTATATAAGAG